TGCTATTTGAATACATGGCGAATCGTGATTGTGATTAATAATAATACACAACCAATTTAAATTACAAACTAATTACAATTAATTTATAATAACTATTAATAATAAAAAAAAAAGGTTAGATTTAATAACCTAACCACATTAGAATTTCAGTAGGATCATTATAGTTTTTACAATCCTCTCTCCATTCATTAACATCAGCACCATGATCATGAAGTAATTTAATTACATTTTGATCACTTAATACATAATGCTTACTATCATCAATAGTTGAAGCATTTAATACTGACTCACAATAAGAACCTTCATCATAATTATATCCATTATGAAATAAAAGATTCTCATCATTATCATTCATTAAATAAGTAGACATAATAATAAACTCAAACTATTAAGCATCAAAGGAAGAATTAACTGAGTGACTTCATATAAAGTTTCAAGTTTCTTCCCTTGATATTTACATGATACCAAAATATTCACAACTACACAATGGTTTGTCTGCATTCTCACATGATATAGCTGAGATTACCACTACTATCCAGTACCATACTGCATT